TGAAAAATTACTTCTAATAGACTATGTTTCAACTATTTCAAAGACCGACTTGCCCGCTTTTACGGGACAGTAGTGAACTACATATGACGACCTACGAACTTTATATCAATGATATTTTGTGCGACCTGTCGAGTGACGAAGTCGTAACCCTGCTCTATCAAAGCCCAATATTTTCGAGCCTCGACAGCATCCAGTCGAACCGTTCCTACAATGTTGCGCTGCCGCCTACGCCTACGAATATGCAGGCTATCGGTCAGGCAGCCCGTCCGGATGTGGATGCCGACGCTCCGTATGTGCGCCTCCCGGCGGCATTGTACCAGGACGGGGTGCCACTGTTCACGCAGGGGTTCGCCGTGGTAACGGATATTGCGGATACGATCAATGTAACGCTTACGTGGGGCAACGTGGATAACTTTCAGCCTCTGTTTGATAACGGCCTGCGGGATTTGGGGACGCAACTGGAAGAACTCGAAGCGGAGCGCATCGACTGGAACGAAAACACGACCATTTTAGAAGGAAATACGACCAATGAATACCCCGGTGTAGCGTTTTGGGGCGTGAATTTCGGAATGGGACTGTCGAACCCCAAGTATTTGCACCCGTCCGTGCAGGTGAAAACAATTCTTTCGGCTATCGAAAAGTATAACGGGATCACTATCGACGGCAAGGAGCGGCTGGCGTACAGCAAAAACCTCGGACCTATTATTCCGCTTGTATCAAAAAATGGGGATGAAATATCGAATGAGGCAGAAGCATTGCGATTTACGGCTAATAGCACAAATTTTAAGAATCAAATATACGGTGTATTAGGCCGGGGTAATATAATCAAAGACCCGCATGAGATAGCATATGGATCTTGTACTACAAAATTTAATAAAACGGATTTATCAGTACATATTACGATTAAACCGAGTAATGGAACAGGAGCATATGGATATTTTACACATAGGCCGCCAGAATGGGGAGATCCCAAGGAGATGCATATAATGCTTACTGAATTGGATGGTAATTCCGAAATAGTAAAATCCACAATATTAGGTACATCATACAATGTAGAACTGGTTGGCTCTACTGGTGATGGAGTTAATGTATATAGATTCAATTTTGTGCCGCTTGATATAACTTATCCGTTAATAGAAAACACCGAAATTTTACTTCATTATGAAGATCCAGCAGGTGAAATATATATATCAAACCCATATTCAACTCCATTAACAGTAAATATTTGGGCAAATTGGACCGATTGTGCGTTCCCTACAAGATTCCCCGTCGCCCCCAATCTCCCCGACATTTCCCAGGGCGATTTTATCCTCGCCCTGATGTCCATGAACGGTCTGTTCGCCTATGCGGACAAGGACAGCCCTAACACGATCAAGCTGATAAGCATCGATGACATAATCGCCAATGTTCAGAATAACGACATCATCGACTGGAGCGACCGGGTAATACTGAACGATTTTCACCGGGTGGATATGCCCGACGCATCGATTTTCACCATCGATGACCTCGCCCAAAGCAACATCCTCGACTACGACAACGACGACGATGTAAAGACCGACACATACGGAACCATCACGATCCGAAACGAGAACATCGAGAAAGAAACGGAACTTGTGTCGCTGCCTTTCTCGGCGTCGGAGAACGCAACTACAAACGAGGTGAATTGTGCATTGGTGCCGATCTATGAGGATAACGGAAAAGGCGGCGCCAATTATTCGGAGTGCTCGCCACGGATATTATCGGGGCGGGGAGCGTTTATGTCGGGCATTGCCCGATGTATTGGCGTATTCGATCCGTGGATGAAGTTCGGCGGCGAGGAAGGCATTGTAAAGACCCGATACGCTTCCTACCAGAAAGTCGTGGACCGTCTGCGGATCATCACCATTCGGGCAAAACTCACGGCTCTCGATCTCTACAACCTCGACTACACGAAGCCGGTGTATATAGCCCAATTCGGGCAGATATTCGCCATATATTCGGTAGAAACAGGCGAAAACGACATCTGCGACTGCCAACTGCTGAAACTGAAAGTGGACGGAGTGGTGGCAGCAACGTATTATCTGCGCTTGGACGGCAAGAATGAAGACAGCCAATGGGTTGCAGAAGCGGACGGTATTAACGGCACAGAGTATGCCATAACATCGAACGGAACGCCCTATATCGTCGATTACGATTCCCGCCTTTATGTCGATCTGTACGAGGAGGACGGCGATCTGTATCTGTCTATCTCCGCTCCCGAAAACACGGGAACCGAGGAAATTAATTACAACCCTGTCATTCTGGGAATTCAGGAGAACGACGCCGTGCGCCGGCAGGTGGCGGTCTCCCAGAAAGCAAAGTCGGCCTAATTTATTAACCATTAATCTATATGAAGAATGAAATAAAGCGTACGGGAACAACCCGCAAAGTGGGCCGCCCTCGTGCATATACCCCCGAAGCCCTTGAAGCCAAGTTTGAGGAATACGTCGAATGGGTGAAAGCGAATCCGGTTTACATCAACAAGGTTTCAGCAGGGGAAATAATTCCCGTTCCAACACAGCGTCCCCTGACATTGGTGGGATTCTGCCAATTTGCGAAGATCAGCAGGCAAAATTTCTATGAATATGAGTCAAGGGAGGAATTTTCTGACATCCTTACGTGCGTGCGCGAGGCTATCGAGGCGGACCAGCTGGAGGGCGCATTATGTGGACAGTACGATTCGGGAATCGTTGCCCGGGTTCTGCATCTTGCCGACCGTCAGGATGTGACCACCAACGGCAAGGAGATAACGACCGCAACGCAGTCTGTTTCCGTGGTCCTCGACCCCGAAGCTGCCAAGATCATCCAGTCCATAGGCAAAATGACAGTAGCGGTAAAGGAATGACGGGGCACGCTGCGTGTGATGATGCACGCCACCGAATAACGACGAAATGACGAGAGCCGGGAATTATTCCGGCTCTTTTTATCTTTTGTCGGGTGTATTTGTCCGTTATTTGCGCTTTGGGGTGCTGAAATTTCGACGATCTCCCGGCGGATGGATAACTGTCGCCCCAAAGAATAAAAGCCACCAAATCGGCTATTTCTTTGTTGTCGGCTTGGCTTATATTTGTTTGTGTCGGGTCTTATTGAACTAAACAGACAAATTGCGGCGCCTTTCGGGTGTTTTATCCCGGGAATATTCGAACGAAACGAACAATATGCCTCAAATAGCCGGGCCGCCTTAACACCTGGACAATCGGACGAACATACAACGCAAACGGTCACCCTATCCCGGGCGGTTGCTATTTGTTTATATCCTCGGAATCATCGCAAATAATGGGCCTTGTTGTCTTTTCTGTTGAGGTCAGATAGGCTGTTTCGGAGGCCGGATTATCGGGTAACGTTCCGAGGTATTGCCGAGCATTAAGGGGCGATACAACGGAGTGTCCGAGTTGGTGTTCGAGCTGTTGCCGGGCAACCCTGGCCACCGTGCCGCCCCGCTTGGCTACGTTGGCGTTCGCCTTGAAGCCTTTCGGGTTTTCGTTCCGGGACAATTCAGTGGCAGAGGCTTCGGCCAGCGAGTTCAACAGTAGTTCGACGTTAGTCATATTGTCCCGCAGATTCTCTTTCTTCAACCCTTTGTAACGTTTGTAGGCTTTCGTGGTACGTCCGGCCCACTCCATCGTGATAATGTCCGTAAGGGTGGCATATTGCGTACCATCGACGCCCCCACGTTTCCACTCGTCCGTGAGAAGTTTGCGGACTTCGATACTTTTCAGCCGCTGATTGATCCAGTTGTCGGAATACCCCAGCCGCTTATAATCGATCATCGCCTGCTCAATGGACAATTCCGGGTCTTGCATTTGGTCGAGACGGTCGCTGGCAATTTGTGCCATCCATTGTTTGAACGGTTCGGCCTTCGGGGACGGAATCGATTGTATCAAACGGAAAAGTTGCTGTGCATCTGCAACATCTGTAAGACGCATTTTTCCGTCGGGGGCGGGCATTTTCAAGGTACTACAAATTGTAGTAGGTTCACCCCCTCCCTCTTTTTTTATACGTGATTTTAGTACACTCCAATATCTTTTTGGATCGGGGCTATCAGTTAGAATGCCCACTACGTCAATAACCGAAAAATACCACGTTTCGGAGGCGTCATCCCATACGGTGCGCACCTTGCGCTCCTCAAATAATTGTATGGCTTGTTTCTGTGTCATAAGTCGGTATCGTTGAGATTTATGCCTCGTATCCTTCGTAATAGTACGACTGTTCGATACCTTTGAAAATAACCTCCCTATCGTTCACACGGTCGGTTAATGCGGGTTGCAGCAGCGCACGCAATTCCAGATCATTGATCGGGCTGCGTTCCATAGCCTGCAAATACAAATCCTTATCCACCTTCCGCCAATCCACAACCTGCTGGAGGCGCTTTTTCAGCATCATGTCGAGCCAGATGCGAGTGGCCCGACCGTTGCCCTCCATGAACGGGTGTGCGATGTTCATTTCGACATATTTTGCGATGATCTCCTCGAAGGTCGTTTCCGGCATCTGCTCGATCACCGGGAGGATCGCACCCAGATAAAGGCAATTTGCAAAGCGAAAGCCACCCTTTGCAATGTTCAGCGTCCGAATCTTTCCGGCAAAGTCATACAACCCACCGAACAGATAGCGGTGAATCTCACAAAGCCCGGCCGCGGTTCCGACCTCTATACGGTCGATGTCCCCCGATTCGAAAAGGGCGTGCGCTTGTTTGAGGCTTTGGGCGTCTATTTGATAGGTTTTAGAATTCATATAGGACGGTTTTTTATTTCGTTTTCCAGTTCTTTCAGTTGTTCCATATCCTCACGGTCTGCCTCAATAGCTTCTTTGCGTTTGCGGCGTGCATTGAATTCTTCGTAAACCTGATAAGCGAATTCGTCTTTGTGCTCTTTACGGACCATTCCAGCGTTAGATAACAAGCGTTGGTCGTTGGAAAGCAGAATTTTATCGACGTTTTCACGCCAAAAATTCATTGTGAGGTCTTTTCGGTTCTTGGCTCTGAATTCAGCCGTTTCTAAAAAGATAACGACCAGTCGATTCAAAGAATCCAATTCGTCGTGCGTCAAATAGTTTTTGGCGATAATCACATCTTGTTTGCGCACTACCGCCCCTTTCCAAGAAGTCAGCCCCATATTCGGAGCATCTGCATCGGCTCGCGTCGTTACAATCTCCGCGGAAGTCTGCCCTGTTACGGCATACAAAAGTTTGTTTTGTGTCTCTGCATAGAACATTTGTGTCGCTTTGTCTGTTTTATCATAATCACTACTTAAGGCAAACAGATCGCGCACCTTTTGATAAAATCGCTTTTCCGAGGCTCGAATATCGCGAATACGGGCGAGAAGTTCGTCGAAATGATCCGGGCGGCCATCGGGATTTTTCAATCGCTCATCGTCAATTACAAACCCTTTACGCAGGTATTCGGCAAGATTGCGGTTTGCCCATTGGCGGAACTGCACGCCGCGGATAGATCGAACACGAAACCCTACCGCTAAAATCATTTCCAATGAATAGAATTTTACTTGATACGGTTTGCCATTCGTTGCAACTGTTAAGAAATACTTAATAGTTGAATTGCTGTCTAATTCGCTCTCTTTTAGTATGTTGTTTATGTGTTGGCTAATGTTGGGGACCGAGGTGGCAAAAAGTTCGGCCAACTGCATTTGATTGAGCCAGACCGATCCGTCACGAGCCAGTAATGAAACACTACTTTTCCCGTCGGCTGAATTGTATAGTATCAATTCTTGTTCCATGATGCAGATGTTTGAGGTTATTCCCCCTTCTCCACTTTGATAAGTTTGCCGCAATGCGGGCAGGTGATTGTGTTCGTCGGTTGAGGGGCAAAAAGTTCCGGAACCGATACACCGAGGGCGGTGGCTATTCGCTCTAACAAATCCAGCGACGGCGATGTTTTGCCATTGGCAATATTTGACATATTGGGCTGGGTGATCCCTACCAGTTCGGCAAGTTTGGTAATAGATACCCCTTGCGCCTTGCTTACTTCCTTTACTCTCAATATCATAGCGGTTGCGATTAGTTTTATATCCTATACAAATATAGGAGTTATTTTCTATTTCGATATAAAAATGTGAAAATATTCTGAATAAAGATATAAAATATTTGGTATTTATATTTTAATACAGTATATTTGCATTGTGATAATAACATAAAACGATATAATTACCATGAAGGCAACCTACAACAAATCGAAGATCATGAAGAACGCTTGGTATCTGAAAAAGGTCAACACCTCGATGTCGTTCTCGGCCTGCCTGCGCAAGGCTTGGCGCAACGAGAAAATGGCGGTGATGACGGCGAAGATCGAGAACCGCCCGATGGACGAGCCAAAGGTTGCGGAATGGCATCCGCTGGCGAATGTCCCGGCCGACTACTACGGCAACAGCAGAACGTATTACGGAGACTAACGATAACCGGGGGCGGACCCCCGCCCGATCCTTCAACCTCAACACCTATTACGGAAATTGAAAAATAGCGAGATTCTCGCAAAACCTCGATAAAACAATGAATGAACAACTCACCCGGTCCGACATTCGGACAATGGCCCGCAAGGCGGCCGATTACATTACCTTCAACTGCGACGGAGTAAGCGAAGGTTTCGAGATCATCCACAAAGGGTACACGGTATTCGTTGACTATTCGGCCCGGTTGTGCAATGACGAGATGAGCGAATTTACAGAAGTCCCCGCCGTATGGGATCGGGCGGGCCGGGAGTGTCCGGAGATCGCCGAAGCCTTGCAATTAATGTTGAACTAACCGATTAAAACTATAAAATCATGACTATCGAAGATTTGAAAAACGTAAAATTAAGCCCGATGACCGCCGGATACCTGGCTATCTATATCAAATTATCGGACCTCTGCGGCGAGGCGGCGGAAGTTACCGAAATGGATTACTGCGGCTCGGCGGTCAATGAGGTGAACAGTGAATTTGACAGCGCATTAGGCAAAGCGCAAGACGAGGTAATGAAGTTGGCCGTGATGTCCATGACGGAAAATTTATGTACGTTGTCCAACAATACCGAACTATGATCTACGAACTGACATACGGCGGCTATCGGTTGGGGACATTCCCCACCGAGGCCGAGGCTGTCCGCCGGGCAGGGTATCTTCCGAAGGGGCGCTATACCGTCCGGGAATGGGAAAAGGATGGCGAATTTTCGACGTTCGACCCTTCGATGAATAAATGCTACTGTTTCACCAATAAATAAAATTTTAACGCTATGGACTACAACAGACAGACAATTGCAAACGAAATCGCCAGCTTCAAATACACGATGAAGCAAACAAACGACGATATATCCCCCGCCGAAATAATTGACGGGCTTATGCAGTGGGTAGAGCAATACACAAACGTGCTGCACGAAATATCCGTCGCCGAGACCCTCGACGATTTGAAAGAGTTGAAACAAAACGCAGCGTGCCCCGACATCCGCCCCGATGTTGCGATATGGGCGTTGCGCAGGATTGTGCGGGTAATAATGGCTGCGGATTGTTTGTATCAGCGCCTATGCCGGGAATCTTGAAGCACAAAATAACCTTCGATTGCGAGACCTCTCAACTTCATTCGGGAACGATTATTTGCCCCAGCCGTCAATCCGGGCGGCTGGGTTTGCTGTTGCTGGCCCTGCTGGCCTTTTGGAGGCACAACGGTATTATCGACATTGCGCCGTATTATCCCGCTACGAGGAATTTTCCGACATCCTTACGTGCGTGCGTGAACAACCGGCGGAAATTCCCGTCCGTTGAATACAAAGCCGGGCCGCAGTTTGCCTATGTATTAACTCAGCAAGGCGAATTTTTGCGCGTCTATACGCGCGTGCGAGGTTGCCGGGAGTTTTTCGCCGTCTGTGCGCGCGTAAACGCGTAAAGCCAAACCTTTCGGATGGGGTCAATCGAGGTTTAACAGCATTAAAAATCGGCAAAGTTGTGTATAAATTGTGTGTAAATGAAAAACAAATCAGCCATCTACCTGTGTGTAAATGGCTGATTTTCAAGTGGGCCCAGAGGGGCATGATCCCACGACCTTCGGATTATGAGTCCGCTGCTCTGACCGACTGAGCTATGGGCCCGGTCCTGCGCCCCAGGGGCGCTTTCGTGGCGCAAAGATAGAAAAAGTATTCAGATTGCGCAACCCCGAGGTGCTTCGGGTGCGAAAAAATTTGCACGCGGGCTTGTTTGTTGCGAATTAATTCGTACCTTTGTCGCGCTTAAGCATTAATTAAAAACAAAAACAACGAAATGAAAAAGGGTATTCATCCGGAGAATTATCGTTTGGTGGCGTTCAAGGACATGTCCAACGACGTCGTGTTTTTGTGTCGGTCCGCCGTTTCGACAAAAGAGACCATCGAAGTGAACGGCGAAACCTATCCCGTGTATAAGATGGAAATTTCCAACACCTCGCACCCGTTCTACACCGGTAAGATGAAGTTGGTTGACACCGCTGGTCGCGTCGATAAGTTTATGAGCCGTTACGCAAAACGCTACGATAAGAAGGGCGCGAAGTAAGACTTCCCTCCCTGCAAGACTAAAGGCCGTACCGGAAGGTGCGGCCTTTGTTTTTGCCGTTGCCGAGCCCTTTGTGCCGGGATGCTCCGGCACGGATAATGCTGATTTTCCGGGTGCCGGGAAGATTTTTGAACAGGGTATCGTTTTTATATTTATATTTGCCTCCCGAGAAGCAAACAATACCTTAAATTTTAGAAAGTTATGAAGTATGTTACGGTCATGGCGCTGGGTGCGGCATTCGCCCTCGCATCCTGCGTGAGCAAAGGGACGGTCGTCAGGGTCGAAGACCAGCGGGACTCGCTCGTTTCGGTCGTCAGCGCCAAAGATTCGCTGATAAATGCTGTTTTCGAGGACATCAATACGATTTCTGAGAACCTGATGCTGATAAAGACCCGTGAAAACCTGATTTCTGTGGCGGGCGGTAGCGAAGGCGGCCGCCGTCCCATCGAGGAAATCAACAACGATATTGCGGCGATCGACCGCCTGTTGCAGGAGAACAAGGACAAGATCGCCTCGTTGCAGCGTGCTGCGGCCCAGCTGCGCAAGGCGAACCTGCGTATCGACGGACTGGAGAAAATGATCGGGGATCTGAACGCGCAGCTTGCCGAGAAGAAGGACGAAATCGCCCGTCTGCGGGAGAGCCTGAACAAGATGGGTGTCGAGGTGGAGACCCTGACCGAGCAGGTCGCCGAGCAGAATGCCCGGGCGGAAACCCTGAATACCGAAAAAGTCGAGCTGGAGAACCAGCTCCACACGGTCTACTATATCGTCGGTGCGGAAAAAGAACTCCGCGACGCGCAGATCATCGACAAGCAGGGCTTTATCGGGCGTACGCTGACGGTGAACAACACCAATAACCTGGAGAGTTTTACGAAGGCCGATTCCCGGCTGCTGTCCGAGATCCCCGTCGGCCGGAAAAAGGTGACCGTCGTCACGGCGCAGCCCGAGGATTCCTATCAACTGGTGACGGGGGGCGAGAAGGATAAAATAGTTACGAAATTGCTTATTACTGATCCCGTGCGTTTTTGGGAGTCGTCGAAGATTTTGATTATCAGTTATAAATAATATCATCGCTGCCGGCATTCGTTTGCTGTGCAGTACCTGTGGGGTGCCGCAATTATCGCGGCACCCCGTTTTTTATACGTCCGGCTGTGTTGCGGATCGTTTCCCGTCCGGGTGTGCGGGTGCTTTTCGTGGGATGGACTGTTTTGTGTGGAAAGGCAGTATTTGGCCGTTTGAGGCTACTGTGACATGGGACTGGGATTTCGGGCCGATATGCCTTGCCGGCAAGGTTTACGCACTTTTTTTGCATGTTGGAAATTTTGCGGCCTTCTGTGTAGAAGCGGAAATTTACGGCAGCGAGGTGCTTTTGTATGCAAAAAGGGTGGACGAAAGTGTTTGTTTTTTGTCGGTTATGATTTTTTTGTGTAACTTTGAACAGTTAAACAATCAATCGAATATATGGATCAGACCAAACCGCAGTTTGTGGAGCTGGCATTAAAGGAGAATTGTCCTGCGGATTGTAGTAGTTGTCCTACGTTTCCTGCGCCGTTCCGCCGCATCGGCGATTCGAATTATTGCCGTTTTGCACAGATGACCCTCACACCCGGCGAGGGCGTGACTTTTCCTGCCGACCGTATGGTGCGTATCCTTTTCGTCATGTCGGGGTCGCTTATGATAGAGCATGGCGAGACGATGCGCCTGGTGACTTCGAGGCAGTATGTGTGCCTGGCACGCGGCGAAAGATTCGTTGCGACGGCCCAGGACGAGGCCAATATTGTCGTGCTGTCGCTGATCCACAGGATCGAATTCTGCGAACAGGACATTTTCGACAAGGTGATGCCCTATGATACGGTCATTCCCAATGAGGACGTGCCCAAGCTGGCGATGCATCCGTCGATCGAGCGGTTGCTCGAAGGGCTTTTCATGATCCCGGAGATGAGCGGTTGTTCCCGCTACCACAAGATGAAGGCTACGGAGCTTTTCATGATGATCAAGGTGCTTTATACGCCGACCGAGCATGCCTATTTCTTCCAGTCGATGATTCAGCCGCAGGACAATTTCCGTGTCTTCGTGTGCAACAACTACGACAAGGCACAGGGCGTAGCCGAGCTGGCTGCCCTTGCGGGCATGAGCCTTTCGGTGTTCAAGCGTCGTTTTGCCGAGCATTTCAACGACAGCGTTTACCATTGGATGATGCGCCAGAAGGCACTCAAGATTTTCTCGGACATACGCGACGGCGAAGACAGCACGAAGGCGCTGATGAACAAGTATGGGTTCCGCCACTATACGCAGTTCAGCCGTTTCTGCAAGAATTACCTGCAGGCGACGCCTGCCCAGCTGATCGCTTCGATCAAGGAAGGGTAGTCCCTGTATGTCGCCCCTGGCCTGGACTGGGACGAGGCTGTGCCGGCAGCGCGGGGGTGTTGTCGGGAGTTGGAACCGGGAGGAACCGCCTTCCCGGTTTTTTTTTGTTTCAGGGGCGTGGCAGCCGGTATACGTTGAGGTCGGTGAACTCCCCGTCGGCGAGCTGCTCGCCGCGTACTTCGATGCGGTCGAGCCTGAAGCCGAGGCGCAGCGGGATCCGGTTGCTCCGCAGGTTGCCTGCGGCGCATTTGATTTCGACATTCTCCATGCCCATTTGCCCGAAGGCCGTGCGGCAGAGCGCTTCCACGGCTGCGGTCATAAGTCCCCTTCCCTGATATTCGGAGCGGAGCCAGTAGCCGATCTCGATGGTGCGGGTGGTGCTGTCCGCCGATTTGAACCCGATAAGCCCCGCGAAGGCATCCCCGACGCGCAGCGTGAAGACCGGGTTGGCCGGGTCGGCCAGCATGGCGGCGACCACTTCGCGGGTCTGTTCCACGCGGTGCGTCGCGGCCACGAACGGGAGCCAGCGCCCGAGGTGTTCGCGCTGCGTGTCTATGGCCGTAAAGATGTCCGGGGCGTCGTCCGCACGGAGCGGGCGTAACCCGAAGTCATCGGGCAGGGGGATCGCGTTCATGGCGTATTGTGTTTGTCCGGCCAAAGATAACGAATTTCCCGTGATTTATATTATTGTTAATATATAAATAGGTGCGGCGGCTTTTTGCCCGGGCTTGCGGTGCGGTGCGGAGCCGTTCCGGGCGGGAAGGTGGTAACCTTCGGCCGCCGGGGTGATATTTTTCGGATAAGCTGTTGTAAAATATAAAACTTTTCCTATCTTTGCACCCGATTTCATCCCTGAAATAACGGCGGCTGAATGACGTTCTTTGAGAAGAGTAAAAAAGTAGAAAATTTATCGGGATTTATTTGGCTGGTAAATTTTTTATGCCTACTTTTGCAATCCAAAACGGTTGATTTTGCCGATGTAGCTCAGTTGGCCAGAGCAGCTGATTTGTAATCAGCTGGTCGGGGGTTCGAATCCCTCCATCGGCTCGGAAAGCCGACGCGAGGAAGGGGAGAGATCTCCGCACAGCCCGGGCAGCGGCAGGACGAAAGCCTCAGAGGGGATTCGGTGCAATGCGGAATCCGTCCGTTCGGGGCAGACAATTTGGGAAGTTACCAGAGTGGCCAAATGGGGCAGACTGTAAATCTGCTGGCGTACGCCTTCGGTGGTTCGAATCCATCACTTCCCACTAAAAAAGTGCCGGTTGGAGTTGCAAGATTTCCAGTGGCGCCCGCCTGCGGGCATCGCGGATGGAGAGGGCTGACTCTGATACGGTATATTTTTGCGGAAGTAGCTCAGTTGATAGAGCATCAGCCTTCCAAGCTGAGGGTCGCGAGTTTGAGCCTCGTCTTCCGCTCCAGACGCAGACGCGTGTGATACGGATGACCCCAGCCGGCGTGGCGGGGACGTTTGTGTCGCCCGCTTGTTCTGCGAAATGAATTTTAAAACTTTAAAGCAATTTTTAACAATACTTTAAATACTTAATACTATGGCAAAAGAAAAATTCGACCGTTCGAAACCGCATGTGAACATCGGTACCATCGGACACGTTGACCACGGTAAGACCACCCTTACCGCCGCAATCACGACCGTTCTGGCAAAGAAAGGTCTGTCGGAGCTCCGCTCGTTCGACTCCATCGACAACGCTCCCGAGGAGAAAGAGCGTGGTATCACGATCAACACTTCGCACGTTGAGTACCAGACGGCTAACCGCCACTATGCTCACGTGGACTGCCCGGGTCACGCCGACTATGTGAAGAACATGGTTACGGGTGCCGCCCAGATGGACGGTGCCATCCTGGTAGTCGCTGCAACGGACGGTCCGATGCCCCAGACCAACGAGCACGTGCTGCTCGCCCGTCAGGTGAACGTGCCGCGTATTGTAGTTTTCCTGAATAAGTGCGACATGGTTGACGACCCCGAAATGCTCGACCTGGTCGAGATGGAGGTTCGCGACCTGCTTTCGAAATACGAGTACGACGGTGACAACGCGCCCGTTATCCGTGGTTCCGCACTCGGCGGCCTGAACGGCGAGCCGCAGTGGGAGGACAAGATCATGGAGCTCATGGATGCTGTCGACACCTATATTCCGATCCCGCAGCGTGAGAACGAGAAGCCGTTCCTGATGCCTGTCGAGGACGTATTCTCGATCACCGGCCGTGGTACCGTCGTAACGGGCCGTATCGAGACCGGTATCATCCACGTAGGTGATCCCGTTGAGATCGTAGGTCTCGAGGAGAAGACCCTGACTTCGACCTGCACCGGTGTCGAGATGTTCCGCAAGCTGCTCGACGAGGGTGAGGCCGGCGACAACGTAGGTCTGCTGCTCCGCGGTATCGACAAGAAGGAGGTTAAGCGCGGTATGGTCGTTGCCAAACCGGGTTCGATCACTCCGCACACCGAGTTTGAGGCTGAGGTCTACATCCTGAAGAAAGAGGAAGGTGGCCGCCACACGCCGTTCCACAACAACTAT